ATTGGATATTCATCGTCATTGAATGAAATACAATACAAAGTCCCGAAAATAAGTTGCCTTGTGTTGTTTAATTTAACATTCACATTGAATGTCTTTGCGCCAGTAATGGTTTGGCCCGTCGTAAGTGTGACAAAATTCCCATCAACGTAATTTTTATTCACGAGTTGATTTGCGATAGTCGGCGTAGCCGATGATTGTGGTAATGCAGTAAATGATTTAATACCGCTTGTTATGGTTTGGTTAGTGGTTAAATCCACATAGTTAGCCAGGTCAGCAATTGTAGCGAAGTCGGTCCCGCCGGTCATAGATAGAACATTTGTTTGAGTGTAGTCCATTATTTTAATATATGTAGATATTATAATATGGACGATACCGAGAATACACCAACCAGTTCGCCACCCAGTACCAGCGATTTAGCAGCTGCCGCCGAAGCATCTTACGGAGATGTCCCACCGACGGCTTAGACTAAATTAGATGCGTACAGCAATCCCGAGATTTCCACATTTAAGCACAAAGAAAAACCTCATTATATCATAGCTCACAAAGGCACTGATTTGTCCAATCCAAACACTGCACGTAAGGACGTGCGTGCAGATTTGAATATTGCGTTGGGCAATAAGGAAGCCGACAGAATGCACAACCGTCGTACGAAGCAGACGGAACAAATCATTAAGAAACTCAAAAAGGAAACGCCAGACTACGATGTATATTTAGCGGCGCATTCTCTTGGAGGAAGTACTGCGGCGCATGCAATGGCAACCAATAAGTATGTGCGTGATAATGTAAAAGAATTACACACATTTAACTCCGGTAGTTCTGCACTACAAAAGCCGCCCAGTGTTACGGCAGAAGTGAGAGACGAACTGATGAAGAAAAGCACACATCACAGAGTAAAAGGCGATGCGATTAGCGAACACGTGGAGAAGAACCTGATAGGTAAGCAGAAGATATATGAAAGTAAGAAGAAGCCCAGTATTGCAGACCACGTGCTTAAACTTGCTACACCACTATTGAAGAAGACATTTGTGGGACGTGCATTTGGTTATGGCGTGAAGAAAGTGCTCGATACATTACGTGCGCATTCTATCAGCAATTTCACACGTAAATAATATGTATGTATTGTACAATGAGTTTAGCAGATTATTCCAATATTAAGGTTGTACAGCGTATGGCGGATAAATATGACGTCGGTAAGGTATTGCCATCTACACGTAAGGCGAGTAAATATATGGTTCAAAGCCCTGACGGTAAGATGGTTCATTTTGGCGCAGCAGGTATGGAAGATTTTACAAAACACAAAGATGAGGAACGGCGCCGGAAGTTTAGGCAACGGAACGCAAAGTGGGCTGATGCTGCCAAATATACGCCCGCCTATCTATCGTATTATTTATTATGGTAATATTATTATCGTAGTATAATGTATAGGATAAAAGATGTGCTTACCCAGACGAGACAACGAGAACATAAGAATAATCGATAACGGCGATGACGGTTGCTGCACAATATGCGGCGGAAAGTTCAAACATACAAAACGATATGTAATGATTAACGGATTGAACGAAGTTATATTCAGCACTGCACATCGTGGCTGCCTAACAATTATGGGACGGATTAAGCAGCGGCAGCAGGAGATAACAGATTTGGAATGGAAGATATGGTTGATGAAGGTAACCAACAACGGAAGATAACCCACAAAATGATATATGCTGATAGAATATATCGTTTTGATATATCCAGGACAGGATAATATGACTGTATAATTGGATAAATCAAACTAAAAACAGGAATTATCATATAAATATATGAATTCCACTATAAAATTTAAATTTTAAGCTGTATATCACATATTTGAATGATATTTCCAGTTATTTATTTGATTTATCCTGTTATATATACCATTTATCCTGATGGTATATATGAATTTCATTTATCCTATTCATCTTTGATGTAGGTTTTCGCAGTTCCCACTGAATGCGCCATAAACTCGGCATCGTCTTCTTGCTCGTTCAATACCTTACCGTACTTGTTGGATAAATATATGTGACGCAACATAGAAGCTCCCACTTTCTTACCGAGTATGCTGTTCAGTGACTTGGTCATACGGTTGCTGTTTGTGCGTGCATCGTCGTCAGGGAACAATAAGTAGTCGCCTTCGTTTAAGTTCATTTGCTTGATGTACCATTTCAGCACAGGCATAATTTCGTCCGGTACGTTAATCACTTCCTTACCTGACTTGGCAGTCTTGAAGTTGTTGAAATAATACTTACCTTCCTTGATATCGACGTAGTTCTTCTTGTCGTTGTCGCCCTTACCAATCACGGTATAATACCAATCGTTACGGCGGGGCGGCTGCAACACGTACAGTGCGAGTATCATATAATTCTCAATGACCTTACGGTCGGCGTTAGACATACGTGGCTTCTTGGCTACATCTTCCGCCTTGTCTTTGAGTTTTTCAAATACTTCTTTCACTTGGTCCCACGATAACCAATTTTCTTTCTGTGTCTCGGTCTTTTGATGCACTGGCTTCTCTGCAAAAATGCTGCGTTCCTTGGCAAACAGAACACGGTAATAATTGTTGATTCCCTCCCACATCTTACCTTTCTGCCGGTTCAAAATTGCCACGATGCTCGCCACGTAACTCTTACGTGTATTGTCGTTTGCAATTGCTTCCAACTTTGATTTGATTGTGGGCTTCGCCTTTAAGAACGCTAAACTGTCAAACGGCTTGTTGTCGTTTAATATACGTAACTTAATTAAGTACATCTCTATCGTCTTCTGTGAGAGATTTTGGTCGGTAAGCGTTTGCTTCAATGAGTCCATAAATTTGGTATCCATTCTATATACTTGTATTAGATAATTATATAGCCGTTTTATCTCTAAATGATTATCTTATTTATTCCTTCAATTCTGGTTCCGCATTTTCGCCTTTCTCTGCCAATTCTCCGGTTGCCTTACCTCCTGCTCCACGCTTACCTTTCTTGTGTCCGCCAAATGCGTCGCTCTGCACTTTTCCGGGCGCCTTCTTTGCCTCGGCTGGTAGCTTTGCGCCTGCTTCTTCGTGTGCCTGCATTGCTGCTCTTGCCGCTCCTGCTGCAATGTCAGCCTGCTCTTCTCCGGACAACTTACTTAAATTTGGTGACGCTTTAAAGATTTCTTTGGGTGCTTCCTCTGCCTGCTCGGCAGTAAGTCCTCCTTTCTTATACGGTCCTCGTGGTCCTCGTCTTGACCCGCCGGCTGACTTAATTTTCTGCAAATCCTCTTCTATTTCCTGCTCCATCAGCTTATCCATTGGCATCTCTTTACCTAACTTATCTCCTGGTAAGTAAATCGGGTACTTTTGAAGTCTTTTTTGCTCGTCTGCAAATATGGCTTGTTCGGCACGAATTGCTTTGATATCCTGGGCGAGTTTGAATTGGTCGGGCGTTTGAATAACCTGCGGCGGTTGTGCAGCAGGTTGTGCCTGCTTTGATGCGAGTAAATTGGCGATTAAGTTCTGGCTGCCTCCGGCTCCGCCCATTGGTATATCACGGTTTAACCCGGTCTTATATACCGCTCCAAACGGTCTGCCTGCGGGCTTTCTGGGTCCTTTGGGCTTTCGTGCCTTCTTCTTCTTCTTATCTTTCAGTGGTGCCATATAGTCTATATGTGGAAAATAAATTATTCGTCGGTGAATAATAATTGGTTAAAATTCTTGTAGAATGTATGAGTCCGGGCGTTATACATAAGAAAGTTGTACTGCTTGTCAAACACGAAGTTAAACAACGCCTTTGTCTCTTCTTTCGTTAAACCAAACACTTCCTGGCTAAAACTTTCCGTTTCTACTTGCGACTTTGGCTTAAACAGTATTACTACATCTATCAATGCACGCAACGACTTTGCGAGTGACTTCTGGTTTAATGCACTAATCACTATGTTCAGCTTCATATGACGGTGCTTATTGATAAGCCTACGTAAATTATACTCCGTTTGCTTGTTCTTTAACTGTTCGCTAAAATCATCAATTACTAAACAACTATTTCCCTCGTCGTCCTTTGTTTTGATGGACTGCTCGATTATTGTGTTAAACGTATCCTGCGTTAAATCGTGATACACTTTTGGGTGTCCTTTAAATGCATGGTCTTCCTCGCTGTCAAATACTTCTTTGGGCGTCGCATACATCACGTTGTCAAATACTTTTCGGTATATACGGTTCTTGCCGGTCGCCTTGAATAAGTTGGCGATAAACGTGGATTTGCCGCTGCCCATACCGCCGCTGACGAATATCACACTGCATTTATCCGGGAAAGGTGGTGGAACGCCTAATGCGTTATCTATGGATTGTTTTGACGGTTTGATTACTAAATCACTCTGTTCTATCTCCTCAATTTTCATTCTTGTTATATTAGTAACAGAAAATATTATACTCCTTCATCACTTGTTAATGACGACGATGATGGTGTCGTTTCTCCCATCGGCGCCAACTCTAATGGTTCCAACTCTATTAGCTTGTAAGCCGTAAGTTGGTCGTCCATCTTCTTTTTCAGTAATATACTTGACTGCGTAAGTTTGATGTACCGGTTATAACTATCATCTATAAATGTCTTGGGTTCTATCGGTCGGTGCTCCGGTTTCAGTGCCAACCATTTAAATATATCCGTTGCCAACTCGTAAAAGTCTTTTGATGATGACAGCGTTTGCTCCATCTGTCGGTTCAGTTGCAGATACAACTCTATGCTGCCTATGATACCACATATCAATGCTATTAACGAATTCAGTACGCTAATGATTTCCTGTTTCATAAACGGCTGCAAACCAATGCTGAATATGCTATTCAGTGCGGATAAAATGATGACCGGTAGGCGGTACCACTTTAAACGTGTCTTTAACGTGATGTACCGCTTCTTATGATTGGTCGAATGCGCTGCGGAGTTCAAACGAATCCGTTCTAAAATAGTATCAATGTCGTTCATTTATACTATACATATATTTTTATATTTTTACACTAAAAGCCGTGCTTCCTTACTTGGACATAGACACGCTTCCGTCCGCCATATTGTAACTCAAAACCACATCGTACAACGCAAACGTATCAACCACGCACGCCAAAGCAGTGGTGTAGTGGGTAAGGTTAAGATACACGTTGCTGCTGTTAAGGTCACGTCCAGAGAGGAGTGCGTGACCAGCAGAGTCCTGCATCTCAAAGTTGTTAGCAATGAAGAAAGAACCGGTTCCGGAAGTACCAGCTACGTCGCTGAATTGGGCAGCGTTGAACACGCAGTCAAAAGCGGTTTGGTTAGAAGCAGAGAAGACCTTCATAACTTCGCTCAACACTTCGCCAGGATATACGACAGTATTAGATGCCGCCACACGCACAGGAACAGAAGGAATATTCTGTCCATCAACGTTCCACTGATACGTTTGAATTTGAGGAAGCACACGGTCGCCTACCACGTTCTCGGTCTCGGGCGCTGCGAGATTCGCAGACAAACGGAAACAGGTCATTAACGCCTTAACAGATGAGAAGCGGGCAGGAATGAGAACGCTGTTAGCGGCAGCAGCCTGAATCGTCGATTGGTAGTTATTGACGGCAGTGCAGTGCTGTTTAAGTACGCCGCCGGACTGCGCAATCAAAGCGCCCATTGTGCCAGCATCGACGTCCATCACTTCCAACTGAATGGCGAAGTTGGAAATCTTGTACTGCGCAGCAGTAGGTAGCGTAGCAATACCATAGGTAAGCGCAGTAGCAGTGGAAGCCATAGTCATACGTAGTCTAATACCATCAACGAGTGGGGCGAACTGCTCTGCGCCCATACCCAGCACAGGGCAATGCAGCGGAATCGCCCAACGAATAGTTGTTCCG